GGGGATAGAAAAGCCCTAAACTTAAAGGTTTACTCAGGGGAAGTTTTACATGCTTTCGATAAGAAAAATATAGGTCTTGACTTAGTTAAAGTTAGAACAATTGCAAATGGGAAATCAGCTCAGTTCGTAGTAACAGGTGCTATATCAGATACTTCAGTTGCAGCACACTTACCAGGTGATACTGTATCTACAGTAGGTATGCCAGATAACGAGAGAGTAATCTTAATTGAAGATTTACAATACATCTCAACATTCGTAGATAACTATGAAGAAAAAATGGCACACTTTGAAATCAGAGGTGAGTTAGCTAAAAGAAGTGGTGAAGCACTAGCTACAAAGATTGATAAACAAATCTTTACAACTGTTTTAGCTGCTACACAAGCTACAGGTATCGCAGGACAACCTAATGGTTTTGAAGTTAACAATGATGCTATAACAACTGGAGCAACAGCAGAGCTTAAAGGTGATGCTATCTTAGATGCTATCTTTGCAGCTGATGCACACTTAGATTCTAATGATGTAACTGGTGACCCTATCTTTGTTACAGACCCTATAAACTACTACAATCTAGTACAATCAGCTAAAGCTGTTAACAGAGATTTTAATGGTGATGGTTCTAATGGTAGTATCGCTAAAGGTAATGTACTACAGATTGCTGGTATCAAAGTAATCATGAGTAACCACTTTGGTAAAAATGCAGTTGTTAGTGTTGGTGGTGTTAATAAAAGACTTCAAGGTCTATTGTTCACTATGGATGCTGTAGGTGTTGTTAAGTTAATGGATGTAAGTTCAGAAGCTAACTATGTGCCTCAACAACTTGGTACACTAATGACATCAACATATGCGTTAGGTATGGGTATATTAAACCCTGGTTCTGCTGTAGCAATTACAGCTGTATAGTAAACATTGGGAAGCTTAGGCTTCCTTTTGTTTTTTGTATTTAGTTTTATTAGACTAAAGAAATTAAAATTAAATAAAGGAAACAATATGAATCTTTACGAAGGTATCAACACTCTACTGGGAGCTATAGGTGAAATACCAATAACAGATAATACACAGGCTCAAAATGCTGAAGCAACCTCAGATGTTGGGATAGCTAGAGACACTGTACAACGGATAAGTAAAATAATGCAAGAACAAGGATATTGGTTCAACACAGAAGTTGCATATCCTATGGTACCTAATACAGATGGTTATATACCAGTAGGTTCAAACATACTATCAATATATAGTAGTAATTTAATTGTAAAAGATTACAAACTATATGACACAGCTTTAAGAACCTTTCAGTTCACTAAACAACAATTAGTTGATGTTGTGTTTGAAATGGTATTTGATGATTTACCTTATGTAATGGCTAATGCAATTATAGCAGAAGCTACTATAGAGTTCTATAACAATGTTCTAGGAGATACACAAGAAATTAGGATACTTGATGCAACAGCACAGAAAGCTAGAGTAGCCCTACAGAAAGCACAGATGAAACATGTAAAACCTAACCTAATATCAGGTAGTAGAATTATCAGTAGGACACAAAACCCTATAGGATTAATATAATGGCTTTAATAGTTAAAACATTACCAGGGGTTTATGGAGGGGTTTCTAATCAGACACCAAGCCTCCGTAAGGATAATCAAGTTACTGAAATGATTAACTGTAGTCCTAGTTTGGTTTTAGGTACTACAAGGAGACCTAATGTAGTTTTAGGAGCTATTAGTGTTCCTAGTGATGCTAGTTTTATCTATGATTACTCTAGGTCTAGTGGTGAATCACATGTAATAACAGCTAGTAAAACAGGTGTATTAACAGCAGAAACTATAGGTGTTGGTGCTACAACAATAACAACAACACCAGAGGTTACAACATATCTACAGCATACTAATGATAAAGCCTTATCAGGTATTACAATAGGTGATGTAACTTATGTTGTAAACTCTGAGAAAACTGTAGGAATCTCACAGGTTCCAGCAAACACTTTACCAGAGTTAGATGCTCTCTATAAGTCAAGTGCTGGAACTGTAGAAACAAATGCAGAGAATATAGCATACTATTGGCTCTCTAGGAGTTCTAATGATGCAACCCATAACTATAGGTATACAGTAGAACTAGATGGTGTTCAATACTTTGCAGATAGTGATAAATCTGATGATGCTACAGCAGCTTTAAGTGCTACAATTAATGCTTTAGCTGGTTGGAATAGTGAGTATTTAGGTTCTATCCTAAAGATTTGGAAAGATGCTTTTGCACCATTTACATTCAACTACTGGGATTCTTGGGGAAGTCAAGCATCTTTTGGTTGGAAATATGATGTACCAAAACTACAAGATTTACCTACAAGCTTCCCTTGGGATGGTGCAGTAGTTAGGATTAATTCTAGTGATGGTTCAGTATCAACTAATTATTATGCTATAAGATGGAATGGTACTTGGCAAGAGTTTACAAACAGAGCTACATATAGTGGAACTGTTAGATACCTACCAATGTTAACCAATATGCCTATTGTAATTACAAGATTAGCTGATGGTACTTTTGAAGCAAGGTTGTTAAACTCTTCAGACCAGTTGAAACCACCTTTAGTAGGTAATACAATTAATAATAAAGACCCATACTTTGTAGGTAAAACAATACAACAACTATTTTATGTAAATGGTAGGTTGTGTATAGCTTCTGGAGATGCTTTAACATTCTCAGAAACTGATGTACTTTGGAACTTCTATGCAACTACAATACTTGATGTGTTACCTGGTGACACCCTAGAGGTTCGTATTGCATCTGAAAAGGTACTAGAAATACTTAGAGTTGCTATATTCCAATCAGGGTTATTGATTATGACATCTGAAGGACAATACCTATATAACACTGAACAAGGTATATCACCTACAACTGTTGCTATATTAAAGTTATCAAACTATAGCTATAACAACAGTGGTGGTACTGTTTATGATGGTGATAGTATTGTATTTTCAGGTACAACTGGAGACACTGCAAGACTCTATAGATATAGGGTTGCTAGATTAACTTCAGAAAATAAGGCAATTGATTTAACAATTCAAGTACCAACATACATACAGGGAACAGTACAACAGATTGTAAACTTCGTTGAAGATGGTACACTAATAGTTAGAGCTGCTAATAGTAGGAAACTATATTTGTATCGAGAGGTTATCTCTGGTGACCAAATGGTTCAGAGTTCTTGGTATAGCTGGGATTTTAGTAATATACTTACAAATGATATACTACATATTATGGTTATTAATAGTGATTTATATTTTATATCTGTTGATGGTGTCTACAAGATACCTCTAGGTACTAAGGTATTCCAAACAGGGTTTCAACATCTTGATTTAGGTACAACACCTTATGAAAGTACAATTGAATTAACACCTTGGAGACCTAAGAAAACTCAAGCTGGTATACAGACAACAAGAGGTCGTGTACAACTTAGAGCCCTTGGAGTATCTTTAGAAGGTAAAGCCTCTCTGGATATATACAAAACAGATAGAAACCTACATATCAGTAAGGATATTGTAGATAAACGACAGATTAATGTGTTGAGTAATACTGATAAAACAAAACTTAGTATTAAAAACAACGGAACTAATCCTTTTACAGTAAGTGCAATAACACTAAGTGGTACTTATAGGGAAAAAGGTAAAGAAACAATTTAAGGAGATTATATGGCTATTGTCACAGAAAGCTATAATGCAAATGGTAGCGATAAGATATATACTGTAGCTTCAACTATTTTATCACAGAGTCACTGTAGGGTTGACTACTCTTATGATGATGGCTCAGGAACAGTTACAGACCATGAGATAGCAGCTACATTTTGGGATGTAATAAACAACAGTATTGTATTTCACAATGCACCAACAAGTGGTTATGTTGTTAAGATTACAGTATCAACAGATGGTCAAGGACTTTCAACAGCTCCAAGTATCTATAGTGATTTAGCTGGTATTACAAATGATATTACAACAGTTGCTACAGAGCCTCTAAAGAGTTCAATACTAACAGCAGGTACTGATGCTGCAACAGCAACTACAAAAGCTGCTGAGGCTTTAGTATCTGCTAGTGATTCAGCAACTTCAGCAACAGCTAGTGAAGTATCTAGAGTAGCTTCAGGTGTATCAGCAACAGCT